ATTTCTTGATATCCAATTCGTCGATCCGACCGTGGCGGTCTCGGTCGGTGTCAACCCGGCCAGTATCACGAACGGCGCGGCGACGATTGCCTCGAGCGGCGTGACGAGTGCCGCGGCGAAAGTCGACCTCTCCTCGCGCGTCAATGTCTTCGTGACGGCTAATTATTCGCTCGGGGAATCGGTCTGGCTGATGAACGAATCGAATGCGTTCGGGCTGGGCCTCTCGGTCAATGCGCTCGGGCAACCGCTCTTCCCTGGCTTTACCGGCGAATCCGGCCAACGGTTGATGGGTATTCCTGTTGTCATCAGCAACAACGTCGGGCTGCGCATCATCCTCTTGCATGCGCCGTCGATTCTGTATGCGGATGAAGGCGGCGTGCGGATCGATGTCAGCCGCGAAGCCTCGGTGCAAATGGATTCCGCACCGACGGACACCGTCGACGCGACGACGGTGTACCTTTCGCTTTGGCAGCGTAATCTCGTGGGCTTGAAAGCAGAACGTTTCATTACCTGGGTCCGCGCACGATCGACCGCGGTAACCTACATAACCACAGCCAGCCCATACAACGGAACATAAGTCATAATTACAAGGCGTGCGCGTCTAGATTGATCATCGAAAAGCCGTTTCCTAGCGGCCTGACGCGCGCGATTTTCCTAGGAGCTTTCTGTAGGAGGGAAGCATGGAACGTATCACGCGCAAAGCTGCAAAGGCGGCTGCTCTTAAGCATTACTTCACAGGCAAGCCTTGTAAGCGCGGCGGGCACATTGACCAGCGATACGTCGCCTCGTTTTGTTGCGTGACATGTGCGCGAGAGAAAGCGTTCGAAGTATTTCGCAATCTTGATCCTGAGAAGCGAGAAGCCAGACGTGAATATGAGCGACAACGTTGGCAAAATCCTGAAGCCAGAGCTAGATCTCGCGCGTATCACACTCGTCCTCTCGAACTTCAAAAGCAGCGCATTCGCAATCGTGTGTGGAAGAAAGAGAATCGCGCGAGTTGCACCGACCGACAGAACAAACGACACGCGATGCTCTATGCCGTCTTCGTTGAGGAAGTTAGTCTTGACTTTCTCTTCGAGCGCGACCATAGCCGGTGTCAATTGTGCGGGTGCGAATTGAATATGGCAACGCGATGGCCTGATCCTCGAACGCCGACGCGCGATCACATCGTGCCGTTATCGAAAGGCGGGACGCATGAGCGCGGCAATCTGCAGCTCGCCTGCGCTGAATGCAATATTCGAAAGAGCAACCGATGCGCCTCGCCATAGGTGGCCCGACTCGGGACAGTGTTCCGGCGTCGTTTGCGGTGAATGCGTGCGAGCTGTACGCCTATACGCGCGAACTCGGGCCGTGGGGGCGGGACGTCAGTATTGGATGGATCGCCTCTACGTATATTCACGTCGGGCGGGAACACTTTCTCGAAGCGGCGTTGAAACAAGGCGCGACGCATGTGCTGTGGATTGATACCGACATGGGCTTTCCGCGCTCGGCGGCGGTGCAATTGATGGCGCACGGCATGCCGATTGTCGGCTGTAACTATGTCGTGCGGCAGGAATCGAGATTGTTTACGGCGAGGCGACACGGCGAACGGATCGCCACCTTTGAACATTCGAAGGGCCTCGAGGAAGTCGACGAGCTCGGAATGGGCCTGCTGTTCATGGACGCGTCAGTCGTCGCGGATCTGCCGCGGCCCTGGTTTCGGCACGGGATGAACGAACAGGGCGGCGATATCGGCGAGGACATTGTGTTCTGTCGGGCGCTCCGGGCCGCGGGACACACGATTTATCTCGATCATGACCTCTCAAAAGAAGTGGACCATGTCGGACAGCACCCCTATAGCTACGCCGATCCTCCGGCGCTTGCGCTCACCGTTTAACGGCGCGGTGTGGATTGTGCCGCCGGATATGCCGGAGCCCATGTACCTGGCGCTGCTCGAGCGCGGATTCTTTGCGGTCGAGGCCGACGACAAGCCGGCGAAGAAGGAGCCGAAGCGTGAGCGCTGATCGGATGAGCCTCGAACTCGATCCGGAACCGGTGGGCTGGTTTCATCATGGCGCGAAAATTCTGGAATTGGTGCAAGCGCATCGGCCCAAAGTCTGCGTGGAGCTGGGTACCTGGATGGGCGCGTCGGCCATTCCGGTGGCTCGCGCGATTCAGGCCTGGGGCGGGACGCTGACCTGTATCGATACGTGGTTCGGGATGCTCGAGCATGCGCCAGTCGTCGCCAAGCATGCGCCGCCGTGGATGCTGGTCAGTTGCGCGCGGAACATGATCGACGCGGGCGTGAGTGCGAATATCAGGCTGATTCCGGCGACGACACAAGACGCCGCGCGCTACTGGCGTGAGTCGATCGATTACCTGTATGTCGACGCGGACCACCGCTATGAGTCGGTGCGGGCCGATCTCGAACTATGGACGGCGTTCGTGAAGCCTGGAGGCCTCATCCTGGGCGATGACTACGGGGCGCCTGGCTTTCCGGGGGTGACGCGCGCGTGGGATGAATTCGAACAGAAATATCGTTGGTTGAACTTCGAACGCTATCAATCGGATCCGCCGGATCCGGATGGCATTCATCTGATTTACGGAGCTTTCCATGTCTGACGAACAGATCGAACAACCCCAGGTCGAAGTGAAAACCTTGAAGTTCCACACCCATGCCGGCGAGGAGCATCAGGAAGGCGACGTCTACTCCGTGCCGGCCGATCAGGTGAATAACCTGGTCGCGCAGGGGATGGTCGCGCGGACTGAACCCGAACTGCCGCTCTAGGACCGATCGTGCAGATTGGTCTGAAACTCTTCGGGCGCTTCCTCGAATTCCGAACGAAGGCGCTCCCGCTGTCCCCCATTTCGAATAGTGGCTGGGGCTGGTGGCCGCTCGTGCGCGAACCGTGGACCGGGGCCTGGCAATACAACGCCGAGATTCAAGCCGGGACGGCGCTGGCCTATTACGCCGTCTATGCCTGCCAACGGCTGATTAGCACCGATGTCGCCAAGTGCTGTCTGCGCCTCATGCAAGAAGACGAGTGGGGCGTCTGGACGGAAGTCGAGTCGCCCGCCTTTTCGCCAGTCCTCCGCAAGCCGAACCACTATCAGACGACGTCGAAGTTTGTCGAGCAGTGGATTCTCTCGAAGCTCAATCGCGGCAATGCCTACGTCTTGAAACAGCGCGACTCGAGGCGCGTCGTCACCTCGATGTATGTGCTCGATCCCTCGCGCGTGACGCCACTGGTCGCGCCGGATGGCAGTGTGTACTACCAACTGAAGCGCGACGACCTCTCAGGGCAGGGCGCCGATTCCGTCACGGTGCCGGCAAGCGAAATCATTCACGACACGATGATCGCGCCGTTCCACCCGCTCATTGGGCTGTCGCCGATTTATGCCTGCGGCCTGGCTGTGACGCAGGGGCTCGCCATCGCGCAAAGCTCGGCGACGTTCTTTCAGAACAACAGCAGTCCATCAGGGATTCTCACGGCACCGGTCGGCATTACGACCGAGCAAGCGGCGGCCATGCTCGCGACCTGGAAGTCCGGAAATCCGGGCGATATCAAGGTGCTCGCCGGGGAACTCAAGTATCAACCCTTGAGTATGACCGCCGTCGAATCCGATCTCATCAAGCAACAGAAGATGAGTGCGGAGCAAGTGTGTTCTACGTATGGCGTCCCGCCGTATCTCGTCGACATTGGCGAGCCACCGCCCTATGCGAACTTCGAACCGCTACTCCTGAAGTATCACAGTCAGTGCATCCAAAGCCTGACGAAGAATTTCGAGGATCATCTCGACGAAGGGCTCGGCCTGAACGAGAAAATCGAGGGGAAGCAGTACGGGACCGAATTCGATATCGACGATTTGATCTGGATGGATACCGTCACCCGTGTGAATTCTGCGAAGACAGCCATGAGTGGTGGCATGACTCCGGATGAAGCCCGCTGGAAATACTTCAATCTCGGTCCGGTTTCCGGTGGCGATCAAGTGTATGCACAGCAACAAATGTGGCCGCTGAAGGATCTGGTTGATCGAAATATTCCTGTGCCGACGAATATTTCAGGCCAAGGGCCAGCCCCAATTCAGAACAAGCCGGACGACATGACGGAGATGGAAATGGCGGCCATGGTCGGCGACCTGCTCAGCAAGGAATTGGCCTTATGACCGAAGCCGAACTCGGGACCATCGTCCGGGCGATTGCCCCCGTCGTGCGCGAATGCGTCGCCAAGTCGATTGCGGATCTGCGGGACCGCTTGATCGTCATGGAAACCAAGGCCACGCTGATGGACATCAAAGCGCCGATGGTAGGCCACCCCGGCCCGCCTGGCGATCGGGGCCCAGAAGGCGCCCCAGGGGCTTTAGGGCCAGCCGGACACGATGGGCGGGACGGATCGTCATTGCTGACAGGTATCGGGCCTCCGAGTGCGGATGCTCGGCCTGGCGATGCCTATTTAGATGTCAAGACTGGAGATATTTATCAGTGCCGTTAAATCTTCAAAATGCCTTCGGCTTTCCATTTGGCTTTCAGCCGTTGGCGTTTGACTTTCTCGCAGGTGGAGCAATATCTCTGGCCGCCGTAGGCGCGATCGAACGGATGACCCAATCGGCAATGTGTTTTTTGTGAATTGACATAGGCGACTGACGCGGAATCACGGAGCGAATTTTGGGAACGAGTGATCGTCAACAAATGGGCCGGATTGACGCAGGCGCGATGTCGACAGGTATGATTCACCACGAAGCCTTCAGGGATGGGCCTGTTCACCAACCAGAGCGCGACGCGATGAGCTTTTCGTTTGCCTCGGCGAAACAGCAAGACACCATATCCGTCTTTGTCTTTCTGCCCAGTCCAGAGCAAGCAATCGCCGACGGCTCTCGTCTTCGCTTGAAATCGCCGAATTTCTTCGGCAGTTGGTGAGGTAGGGACGGCAGTCATGGCGCGGAGTGTAGCAGGACTGATATGGCTTGGCAACTGATCGGGAATATCGGCGGAAAGTCGGTAAGTTCTGAGGATGTTCAAGCGGCGGTGACGAAGGCCCTCTCGGCTATTCCGCCGGCTAAGAATGGCATGGATGGCCGGGACGGTATCGCTCTGACTGGCGCCGTCATCGATCGGCAGGGACATCTCGTGCTCACACTCTCAGATGGGCAAACGAAAGATGTTGGCCTAGTCGTGGGCCCTGGTCCGGACATGGGGATCGTGACGGCTGTGCTTCGTGAGGAAGTCAGCAAGATGCCCAAACCGAAAGACGGAAAAGACGGCAAAGATGGGATCGCCGGGTTGTCGTTTGAAGGCTCCTATCAGGACGGCAAGTCCTACGAGCTCGGGCACGTCGTCTTCTATGCCGGCGCAAGCTGGCACTGTAACGAGCCGACGAGCACCAAACCGGGCGACTCGAAAGCATGGTCGATGCTCGTGAAACGTGGGCGGGACGGGAAAGACGGCCGCGACGCGGTGGCCGGCCTTCCCGTCGTGTCGGTGGGGAGTCGGTAGGATGGCGACGCTCATCACCTTAGCCGACGCGAAGGATCACCTCAAGGTGACCGGCGAGGATGACAACGCCGACATCGAAGCCAAGTTG